TTATAAACCAGCAGAACCAGGGAAGGATTAAAGAAGCTGCGGATCAGTTGGCGCAAGCGCGTGAGAAGTATGGAGATCGATTGGATGCACATGCGTCCGGTATTAAAGGTTTGATAAATTCAACCAACCCTGAGACAAATACAAATTACACCATTACAGAAGCGTTTGAATTGCTCTCAGGCGAAAAGGCTACTCAGGCAGCAGCATTGCGTCAGGCCGATTCGAATACCCGTAATAACTCCAAGCGTGCTGCAAGTAGCGGATCAAGTGTTGTTGTGAGCGGTGAAGGTGCAGCCATATCGGATGCAGAACTTATTGCGGAAGCACGCAACCTCGGTTTTGAATAACAATGGAGAATTAAACAGTGCCAGCTATTACAACAAGTGAGCAATACGACGCATTATGGTCCTTAACAGCTCGCGCAAAAAAGAAGCGTCTGACAGACAATATTTCAGACAGTTACCCCACTATTGCAGCGTTTAGAAAAGCAGGAGTTTTAGAGACTTATAACGGTGGGAAGCAGATTCAAGAAGATTTGATGTATGAACTTGCGGATTCGGAATGGTTTGATGGCTACGATCAGCTGTCAAGCAATTCAATGGATGGAATCACATCCTGCTTTGAGTACTTCCGATACAACGCAACGCCTATTGTCATATCAATGACAGAGGAAATGGAAAACCGTTCATCGGACAAAGCGGTTAAATTGTTGACCGCAAAAACCGAACAGGCGATGACCGGATCGATGTCCACCATTAACGCTGCATTGCTGGGTGCTCAATCGGGTAAAAGCATTGTTGGGTTACAGGACATCTGTAGTGAAACAGCAGGTGGAACGGTACACTCAGTAAACAGTGCTACTAATACCTGGTGGGACAACAAGCGCGTTGATTACGATGATGTTGCAGGTGCTAATGATTTCAATGCCAAGACAGGTGATATGTATTACGGTGTGTTGGCTATGCGGAATCTTTGGAACAAAGTGAGTGAAAGTAATGACACGGTAAATTTGATTATTACCAACCATTCCGTATATGGGGACTATCAGTCTATATTCGAAGGAACGGGTTATTATCGCTTTTCTTCCAACACCAATCAGGCGTTGGGTGATGGTGCAAACAACGCCACATTCCGTGGTGCTGAAATGATTGTTGACCGCGATGCACCGGGTACTGTAGATAATCACAACCTCTACATGTTGCAGACTAAATACCTCAAGTTGAAGATGCAGGAAGGTTTGAACTTTGCTAAAACTCCGTTCAAAGAACCTGTATCGCAGCAAGCCAAAATTGCATATGTCATAACTAGCTTGCAATTAATGACCAACAACAGGCGTAGACAGGGTGTACTCTACGACATCGAAACATCATCAACCATTTAATTAACCTGGGGGGCAAGCCAATGCCCCCCTTAACCCTGCCCATAGGGGAAAGGTAAATTAGCACAATGAGTACTTATCAAAATGCCAATTACGGTATCAACCGTGTTGGTGGAGAAGGAAAAGGATCACGTAAAGGACAAGGCATTTATGAAGAAAGTTCTACGCCAAAATTTGACATTGGCGAAAAACTTGAACTAAAAGATGGCCGTGTTTTCCGCTACGCTTATTTCGGCACTGCTACTAATCAGGGATTGCTTGCATCACAGGATCTTTCGGCAACAGCGGTTGTTGAAGTAGATGGCAAGCTAACTGCTGCGTCTGCAGGTGCTGTAGAAGTAACTGCAACAGACAGTGGTACGCTTGGATCTGCAACAGCCAATCAATATGCTGGTGCGATGCTCCACATCACAGACGATGCAGGAGAAGGTTATCAGTATCGCATTAAGTCAAATACTGCTGCTGCATCAAATGCAGTTACGTTCACGCTGTATGATGGGTTAGCTGTTGCTGTTACTACAGATACGGATGTGGCAATAACGGGAGGTTTGTGGAACAACTTAATCGGCGCAACAGCTGGCACAGATTATGTGGTTGCTGGCGTTACTCCTATTGCGTTTACAGCAGAGTATTACGGCTGGATACAGACGCACGGTATTGCAACAATCCTTGCAGATGGAACGATTGCTGCTGGACAAAACCTTACACTCAGCGATGGTGTAACTGGTGCAGTTCATGCAAAGGATGCGGAAACAGAACCATTGGTAGGTTATGCTGCATTTGCTCCTGATGACACGGGTTATTGTGGAGTAGTGCTGCAAAATTTACCCTAACATTAATGAGCAGGGGGTAACACCTCTGCTCGTTTTTACTACGAGGTTATTATGCCAAAAGCAATAAAAAAATCCCCCAATCCAGCTCCCGATGCAGCCGTAGCAAAGGCTGTCGAAATGGCTACTGCTCAACCTCAAGTGGAAACACCAGCACCTGCTCCTGCTGAACAACAGCACTCAGGTATTGTGGACCTGCTTGAACGAGCCAGTGACTCACAAAAGGCTGCCATTCGTAAAGCGTTAGGTGTACAAGAAACTATAAAACCTGCTAAACCTAAACCAACGAATGCAGATGCACGACAACTGCTTGCTGCTAATGGAGGTGGAACTTTTCACCCACCTGGTTTTCGGCCCAAACCTCCCCAGGGGGTTTCTGACAGAGGCCCAGAGGCTGTAGCCAAATGGATGGAGAGATGGGAATCGGGCCAAACGTGGGGATCTCGACATGCTGAGATCGCTGGCGATGGCGTAGATGCGGAAGCACTCGCTGCTACTGCGGTTGAATGAATCGTTCAGAATCGCTTACTGCAGGAACGGTTAATGCTGCCGTGTTTTTTGGCGAGGCAGGTAACTTCGGTGCGTTAGACTCCGGTACGGCAGAGCTATCCGATAGCTTTACCGTACCGCGTTTAACGACAACAGAGCGGAACGCCTTAACCGCTGTTAATGGAATGCTCATATATAATTCCAGTACAAATAAATTCCAGGGCTATGAAAATGGGAGTTGGGCAAATCTAATATGAATGTTTTGGATTGCATTAAAATGGCATTGTCGCGTGTGGGTTTGTCTACGACCAACGCAGCATTTCAGACTCAGGCACGCACCTATTTGAACGCTACGATTCAACAGCTTGTTGGTGAAGCTACCTGGTGGTTCCTACATAAGACTTCAACCATACAATGCACCCGTGAGTTTACGCTGACCGGTGTCACGGGAACTTTTTCGAATACCAATACTATTACGGGTCAGACCAGTGCTGCTACGGCAACGGTTACAAACTGGGATTCAGCTACAAATGTACTTACGGTTAAAAATGAATCTGGCACATTTGCAGCCAGTGAAGTAGTGCAGGTGGATGGATCAAATTACGGCACGATCAGTAGTATGGCATCGACTAAGATTTATCCATTGCAATCAGATCTTGCTAATGCCATATCGTTCAGAAACAACAGTCAGGATTATACGATGGCTATTGTTTCCAATGAAGATCTGGATTTGCGCGACCCCGATCAGTCTCAGTTGGGCGAACCCTATAACGTCATTATGGTTGGTCTGGACTCATCAGGCAATCAGCAGGTGCAACTGTATCCAGCTCCCGATGATTCGAACACGGTGATCGATTACAGGTATTACGCCTACGTTCCTGATTACATCAGCGATGACGATAACATCAGCCTTGATCTGAAGTTTCCTAATGTCATTCAGCCAGCATTGTATTTTGGTGTATCGCGTTTATACAAACAGGAAAAAGGTGACTATGAGGGAGCGAATATTGAATTTGCTGAATACCGTGGCGTGGTGGATCGCGCCCTACGAATTAATCAGCAGAGCGATGGCAATAGGCGTTACAGGATGTTGCGCCATGACACTTATCCTGCTTTCTCTTTTCTGCCCGTTGATGGGACCGTAGGCACTGGCTAATGGCGATTCAAGGTGGATCGGTTCAGCTTGGCCCCTGGACAGGGGGCGTAATATATAATCGGCCAGCCGAAGATGTGGGTCCGGAAGAATTGTCATCGATGGAGAACTGTAGAATTAACCCAGCAGGTGCAGTTGAAAAGCGCAAGGGTTTTGCTAACTACCAGGGTGCAACTACAGTGGGAGGCACTACTGCAGTTACCGGGGTGCATGAGTTTGAGTATACCTCAAGTGCATCAATAGTAGTCATTACTGCAGGTGCAGCAATATACAAATACGATTCTGGATGGAGTGCTATCACGGGATCGGTGACTATCACCGCTGGTGACGATAATAATTTTAAATTTGTCACTACGGGTGAAAAAGATACGAACAACAGAATGGTTGCGACCAATGGCGTAAACCCACCATTGGTATGGAACGCATCGGGTAATGTTGCGGTCTTGGATTTGGACAGTCGTTTCACTTACGCCTCTGAAGTCGCATGGTGGGACAACCGTTTATGGATGGCCAATACAAACGCGCACGATAACCGTATCTGGCGTTCAAACATTCTTGATATCGAAACATGGGGTGCTGCGGATTATTACAACATGGGCGAGGCTATCACTGCTTTGGTCCCTATGCAGAACTCACTATCGATACACACACGCGGAGGGATACATACCCTCACACCTACGGGAAACTCAACGATTCCATTCCAGGTGCAGCAGACTACTCAGGCTGGCACGATTGCATCACGGGGCTGTTTAACCTTGCCAAACGAACGTCAGATATTTGTAAGACCTGATGGCATATATATGTGGTCAGGATCGGACCAGATCAACAAAATCTCGTATCAGTTGGACGATGGATACTGGACCAGCCTCAACAGTGCAAGGCTGGAATATATACATGCCGTGTATTATGCAGCTGTAAACGAAGTATGGTTTTTTGTGCCGTATGGAACGAGCACCAAAATGAATCATGTCATCATCTATAACGAGCGGTTTGATACCTGGTATGGACCGTATAGTGGCTTTGATCGTGGGAGCAGTGCAATCGTAGATAACAAACCACATGCAGGTGCGTTCGATGGCAAACTTTATGACATGGTTTCAGATAATGACAATGACGATGGCACTTCAATTAGTGCCAACTTCATCACAGGATCGATAGCTCCGCAGGGAGGCGAAACCCGTTTGCGATGGCTGTATTCACGCACCTTTTTTGACGATGCTGGCGATTACAACGTACTGGTAACGCAGGAGTCAGGTGGACTGATCGGGACATCTGAAAACCTCAACATGGGTCAAGGTGCATTTAAGTTGGGCAGTTCAAAATTAGACCAAAACAAGATGGGATCATTAAGAATGCTATCGGGTGATCTCAACATGCAGGGGTATGATTCACAAAGCAGTTTGCAGTATCAAAACAACAACTCAAATCAATTTTTTCGAATTAGACGAGCGCATATGATCTATCAGCCTATTGGTAAAATGCGTAGGTCTGCACAGCTATGATTATTGGAGTAAAAAATGGCACGAACAGGTAGTTTTGGTGTACCAGCAAACTGGATATATAACTCCGGTGCAACCACACGCGGTCCGCAAGGAAACTACAATATTGATCAGGGAAAAGCACGGAAATATTTTCGTGGCTTAACACCTCAATACAATTTTTCGGATCAAGATTTGGATATACTTATTGCTGGTCAAGACATACCTGGTGTAGCAGGTGACTATGCGATTCCAGGGTCAGGAATAAGAGCAAAAGCTGTCAATGTTCCAACCGATTTTGCGTTGCCAGGTGGATCTACACAAGGGTCAGGAAGTCAAGCTCCACTGCCTCCAGGTCCAAACGCATCAGATGACGAAATAGATCGGTGGAAAGAATATACTGAATCGCCAGAATATCAGGCTACGTTAATAGGAGCAGGGCAGGGAAGTAGTGGAGCATCTACACCTCCAGCTGTTCCTCCACCCCCACCTGCAGGTCCAGTTACGACAGGGCCAGGTGGACTTGCAGTAGAATCTACTGATCCAGAATATGTATCGCCAGAGAGCATTGATTCGTTTATAGGTCAAGGTCCACCGCAACGTCCATCTGATCCACGATATGATGTTGAGGGTGATACGTTTTACGGTATTGGTGGGCAATACATAGATCCCGTTACGGGCATTATACTCAAAGGTCGCGGTGATTTTCGGTCACCAAACATCAGCGAAGTGTTTGATGTAAATAATACCAAATATCAGGACATTTTTGATCCACTGCAGTACGGCTATATCCCATCACGCACGATGCAGTATCTGGACCAGATAGGATTAGGTTTGGACTTTATTCGCAATAACGCGGAAGCCCTTTACGCTCAAAACCCGAATTTCTTACAGAGTTGGTGGCAAAACACATTTTTACCAGCATACAACGAGCGGATGCGAGATGCAGATCGATCAGTGGAAATTAGTGGTGGAGCGACGTTTAATCCGTTTGCTAACATGGGTTTTGCTGGTCAGTTTGAACCAATGGGATTTCAAAACCTGCAATTCCCTGGTTTAGGACAATTCAACGTAAATGATTTTTCCGTAGACCCATCCACAGCAGCAAATATACGCAGTGGCGTAGCAGCTGGTATTGATCCTTTTACGGCTGCAGACTTTGGTATCGGACCAGATGATCTGGATGCGTTTTTTGGCCCGATCACAGACCGTATGTCAGGTTTGTCTGATGAGTTTCGCACGGGTGGGTATGGTGGAGTGGCTGATTTGTTGGGCAATTTAGAAAACAGGTTAGATGATATACGATCATTTGACGCTGGGGACCAATTTCTTGCACAACCAACAGATGCTGCACAAAACCTATTTGAAATGTTATATGGATTACCTGGAGGCATGGGACCAAGAGCAAAAGGTATAGCTGGTTTTCGCGCACCGGATTCTATTCAACAGTTATCCGATGCCATAGGGACATTTGGACCAGAAGGCACGGGTATTGGAGGACAAATATCTGCGTTGCAAAACGCTTTAGGTAACATCGATCTTAGTGGCCTTGTAGCACCTACAGGTTTGGATGACTTAGTTAGCCAGATTACTAATCTTGGAGCACTTACGAGTCCAGCCGTAGCAGGGATAGGGCAACTGCAAAATGCGTTAGGCGCATTCGATCAACAGGATCGTGCAGCACTGGATATGCTCATGCAGATCATAGGTCCACAGGGTATTGCCAGCCTCAATCCAAATGAACTCAATGCAATGCTGGATCAATTTAAGGGTCTGGCATCGGGCATGTTCGAACTGCCTGACTTTTCAAAATTAATTGGTCCACAATTAGATAATCTGCTTGGACCAGGATCTGAGTTTTACCAGGATGTGATTGATAACATTATTCAAAGAGTGCCAACGGGAAAAGACATAGCAGACGAAATTGAAATTCCTGAGTTTGAACCTGGTCCAGCACCTGGTCCAACGCCTGGGCCAACACCTGGTCCAGAACCTTCAGTAGATACAGGTGGATTATCAGAATACTTGGAAAGTTTAAAACGTGGCATCGAAGGAACGTCTGCCTTAGACACTACTCCGATCACATCGGAATACTTACGCACGGAAGACCCAATTACACAATCATTTCTCGCGGATCTTGCAGAGCAACAGGAGCAGGATGAACAGGAAATGATGGAACAGTTGCAGCGTTTCGGGATCATTACCTCGGGTGAAGCTGGAGAGCAGATGTTCGACTTAGCCAGCGCACAACGCAGAGAAGAATTGGATGTGCTGTCTGATGCTGCGACAAGAGTCGAGGAAGAACGCAGAGGCAGATACGCTGATGCGCTTGAGCTTGGCAGAACTCTCCAACAACGTGAGATCGGCTTGGCTGAACTGTTGGGCATTATTGATGGCCAGAAAACTTTGGCTGGACGCGAATACGATCTGGACATACTTGCTACGGTCATTGCAGCGATGGACCCAAATCTGGATCTCACGGGTGCAAGCGAAGA